GTTCTTTGGAGGGAATAAGCAGAAAAACAAATACCCATGGCTTACTATCTGGCAATGCAACGTGAGCCCGGCTACTGGCTGGACTCATGGCTGAACCACGTTGAGCGCATCGCGGCACGTACTGTCGCGGGCTTTCATCGCGTTCCATTCTGGAGAGAAGCCGCCGATTACTGGATCCGGAAACTGTCCTCGCTTGCAGGCACGGTCACAGCACCGTTCCGCGAGTCTGACACGCTACGTGACTTTATTGTCAGCGTGGAAGGGAGACTTCCAAATTTCAGGACTCGGCACTGTGCGATAGCTCTCGCTGTCGTCACATCATCAGGCGCACTGGCTTATTTAGCCAGAGATCGCGTGTACCACCACATTCTGGATGAGTGGTGCACAAGGTACCCACCCCCGACACTCCGGTCGGACTTTTTGCGGTTGCCCCTGCCCTTGGTCAATGAGGACAGGAGCCACACCCACCCAAAGTCCGCCGCGGAGAGGAATCTGGCTGTCATCTTTGCCAGTACCTTGGCCGCAATGTCGGGGATGACCACGTGGAACTACCAGCGATCTGCTGCCGACGTTCGCTGGGACAGGTTGGGGTCCACGACCTATTACTGGGTTAAAGACCTCTCTGCGGGCTACACGCCCGACCTGTCCCCCGATCGTCTTTTCAGGGACTTCGGACATGTGCTCAAGATCCTTGTCGACGTTGATTATTACCTCGACATGAGAAGCACATTGCTCGAAGCCCGTGGATCCATTCTGATGTACACCCTCATACCTGGTGCCGTCGCAGCTGATCGTGGAGAATACGCGTTCACCTTCGATGCCCAAAACCAGGTTCACTACACTGTGAGTGGTGGTGCCAAGTATACGCACAAGTTGTGGAACTACGGTACCGATTCCCTCGCCGTGTCAGGCTGGGTGTGGAACTCCTGGCTCCCGAGGTACGTGACCAACGCGTTCCTCGTGGAGAGGAGGTCCGTCGGACCGGACCATGCCATCGTGTTGCTGAGCCTTCAGCGCAGATGGACTGGAATTGCTGCACTGTTGGCAAGTTACCTTCAGGGAGGCCAGTTGAACCGACTGACTGTCAACCATGGAGGCACCTTGTCGCTGGACATCATGACCCAAGAAGGTCTGATGAGGTCACGTGGAAATGTGAACAAGTATCTTTCCTCAGTGACACCGGCATGTGATGATGACGCAGTGGAGTTGTTGGGATCATTGAGCACTGTCAAACTACCAATTGCATCTGTGCAATCGTTTGTACATGATCGTGCTCAAGCTGCAGTCATGACACATTATCACCGCGAGTCAACCGGTGAAGTCCCTGATGTTGTGTACCGTCCTGAAGAAGGAAGGCACCGATATCAGGTTGGAGGGCGCCACTTTGATGGTGATGCCAAACCGTCCATGACAGCCTACTGTTCCCCAATCGTCCCCACCGCCTTTGTACCGGACCGTACATTGGCGAACGACGAGGCGATGATCGAGGGTAGAGTCATATCAGTGAAATCTGATGTGAACGCCTCCGAGAAACTCACTTTCATCATGAAGGAATTCGTCGAGCATTTGGTGCCCCAGCACATGGGCATCCTTGCCGACCTTGATGAAGTTTGGGACAAACAGGACAGGCCATCACAACGCCGCATTTTCGAGAGCGGCACGGACGGTCGCCTCCCAGATGACCGCATTCGCAGTTTTCAGAAGTCTGAGGCATACGACGAGCCAAAGCCACCACGCAAC